TATTTGCGACGTATACTGCCATTATAATCTTATAATTTTAACTATTTATTAGTTAAATCCTTCAACAATGATTTAATTTCGTCAATCTCATTTCTGAGTCTTTGAAGTTCATGTTTTTCAGATTTTCTTTTGTTTTTAACTTTCATATACTGATTATATTCAACAGAATCTGTATTAATGATCGCACCAGAATCATTACGATACAGATTCTTATGTCCTTCAACCTTTATCATGCTAAAGCAATTACTCTAAAGTCCTTAAATCTTGGAGCAAATGCTTCATTAGTTCCACTCATCACGATTTTGATTTTAAATCCAGTGAATGGTTCTAAATCATCAGTACTGAATTGATATTCAGAAAACTCATTTTCTGCATTTGGTACAACTCTAGCATCAGGTCTACCATTATTTTTTGTAGAATCTATGATACTATCACCAAATCCATCTCCATCAGTATCTCTTAAATTATCATATCCAGGGAATGGAACAAATGCTTGATCAACATCCTCAGAATCATTTCTGAATAGTTGATAAAGAACTCTAAAGTCTGCACTTGTATGTCTAGAAGCACCAACAAGAACTTTTAAAGAACTTGATGGATTCTTAAGATCAACTCTCTTAGTTACATATATTCCAGTATGAGGATCCTCAGAAATGGAGTTTGATGCACCATCTGCTGCATAGTCATCAACTGGTTTATTCAACCTATTTCTACCCAAAATCACAATAGCATTATCTAAATCAACAACAGGTGAAACATGAGAACTATTCGATGTTAAATTCAAACTCAATGTGAATGATTTACTCATAGGCATTCCATCCAATTTAGATGTTTCATTAACTCTTGATGCTATAATTCTAGGTGAAGACAATCTAGTTGTATCATTAATTTCAATAGATTCAAATCCCTGATCTATAAAGGAAGATTCGTTTCCACCAGCACTAGTTCCAGAAATAGTTCTAATGTTTCCTGTAATGGTTGTTCCTTCTCCAGGAGTTATAACATTAATCCTTGGATGAATCGTATTAAACTGAAGATTCTTAGTAGAGTAAATATTAGATCCACCTAAAGAATTTTCGTTTGTAAAATTCAACATAAGATCTGCAGTATCCCTCTTAGTATCTTCGGTAGTTCTATCAAATTGTAGATAATACTTATCTAAATCCTTTGGACTATCCATTATACTAGTTGTGGAATGAGTCTTATTAACTCTTCTCAAACCAACACCATTTAATGTATATGGTTGGATTTGAGTACCTTGAGTATGGTTTCTAGAAGTACTTCCATCAACTCCTCTAGTTGATATACCAATGGTTCCAGCACCACCACCACTTGCAGTAATTCCACTATAATAGATAATTTCATTATTAATTTTGACATATCCAGTCTCATCTGCACTAGCTGCAGCTTGGAAACCTTCATATCTTGCAAATATACTAGTATTTGCTACAGAAATACTTCCTGTTGCATTAATACCAATATTTTCTGTAATAGTAGTTGGGACTGAATTTGGTTCTATACCACTAATTTGAACAACATTGTTAGAACCATGCATTCCATGATTGAACTGAGTAACTTCTAAAGTGTTTCCACTATATAAGGTTCCATTTTGAGTAGAGGATGTAAAATGAGTACTACCACTATTAAATGTAGTATAAGTAGGAGAATTGGGAACACTAAGGAAGATATCATTTGATCCAGCAAATGCGAATTGCTCACCTTTAACATCAGTCAAGAATAATGTATTATAACGGTGTATAGTGCTTATAGTAATTTGAGCACCAGATCCTCTTTTGCCTGTCAAATCGGCAGTTGCTATACCAACAACATCTCCAACTTTATACCCTGCACCTCTATCAGAAGCAGTTATAGAAATACTACTAACTACACCACCAGCAATGGTAACAGTTGCACTTCCAGCAGTTCTTTCTTGAGATGAAATTGGGTATAATGATACATTAGCAGTATTACTCTGGTTTTGATATCCAGAACCAGCATTTGATATTACTAAATCATTAGCACTTCCACCAACTGCTTCAATATAACCATAGGCGTTAGTATCTCCATTTCCATCAGCTACTTTATTACCAGTAGTTAATGGTTGAGCAGTTCCACTGACACCAGGGACACCAGTAATATCATCAAAACCTACCTTCAATTTTCTTGGAAGAGTTCTAATAGAATCACCAATCATAGCAGTATGTCCAACATCTCCATCCTCAATGTTTGGGTTATAGAATGTTAGAGTTCCAGATTTAACAAAATCTGCTCTATAAATCTTAAATTTAAGATCTTCAAACTGGTTTGGTGTCCAGATAGTACCATTCTGAGATTTAAATAAACTACCACCAACGTATTGTTTAGTAACAATAACATTTTCATCATCAGGTAAATTAGACGTACCTACCGTCTTTTCACCCATTCTAGCAATCCATGCCTCATACATGTTAGTAGTTGGTGCAAGAATTACTATTGCATATTCAGTTTGTGGTGTTAGATAAATTGGTGATGGGAATGTAACCTTAGTTGGTGTTTTTCCATCATCTGATGTACTAATTTCATTAGGATCAAGAACTACACGAGCAAAATCTTGTACTAATTCTCCTGTTGGTGTTCCTAATTCAACTGTTCTAAGTTCAACAGTTAATTTCTCATTTTCATCTTTATGACCGAAGAATAAATCTACAGCAGTTAAGAACATACCTTCTCTTTCAGTCGTAAATGACTGTGCAAGAGGGTCACAACTATCTCCGTCACCAACCTGTGGTGGTGGAGGTGGAGGTGGCATTCTAACTATGACTCTAGTTTGTCTATAGGTATCAACAATACCGCTAGTCCAATAAGAAGTCTCTCCTCTACTAATTAATAAACTACCTGGTAGCGATTTAGAATTAGTTGAACTAGAAGTTAATTTAAATGTCTTCTGTCCAGTAGTCCATCTTAATGGAGGTGCTGGATTAGTATTAGGATCTCTAAAGAAGAATGAACCTTCTAAATCTCCCCAATTATCATTAATAAGTCTAATATCAGATACTGATGCTTCAGCACCACTAGTTTCTCCTAATATCGTCATACCACTTACAACATATCCATTATACTTACCTTGTGCTTCTTTGGACAATGAAGAAATATCGATATTTAAAACAGTAGATGAAGCAGAATATGCTGTACTTAAAGTAATAGATCTATCGTAAGGATTTTTACCAAGAGTTTTCTTAGGTGATGTGGGATTACCTGTTTTATGATTTGGTTGACATACTCTAGCAGTAAATAAATTAGTTCCACCAACATATCCCTTTACAGTTTCTCCAGGTGTAAATGATCCAGATGACATTGTTACTTCCAAAAGTTTTGGAATAATGTCAATTCCACTAGCACTATCGAAAAATGGATAATATCTTGTATATGGTTGTAATCCCGTTGCGGTAAACCTAACGTTTCTTGAACGAATATACTTATCTGGTTTACTACCAATCTTAATTGTTTCTACAAATTCATCATTCCTATCACCAGTAACTCTCCTTTCTCCACCATCAACGTAAATATTTCTTACCCAGTTATCTGACTGTGGAGATAATGTAATCCTACCAGTAAAAGAAATCATATTAAATGGGTTAACATTCTCAACCCTAGATGCTAATGGTTGACTTAAAAATTCCTTTTCGGTATATTTTAATGTAACCAATTCACCTGTTTTTTGTACATTAGAATCTAATAATTCAAGATCTTCAGAATAATCTGCAGTGGTAGAATCTATAGATGCGTTTAATGCTAATTCTGGACCTATAAAATCAAAGTCAACAGGGCATGTAAGTTCATTTTTAGAACTATCAATACTCATTTTAGATGTTGCTATATCAAGTCTTCCAGCATCCTTATAATCATCTACAAAGAAACCAGACTTAAACCTATCTAAACCATCAGCATCTTTAACTTGTAATGTTTTTGTAGAAAGTTCTAATAAACTTAAAGATGTTACTGTTTCTAGATTCTCAATCCTATCTTCTAGTTTACCAATATCCCTCATAGTATATCTTCTATTATCAACCATGATGATTTTTGCATCATCAACATCATAAAGATATGCTGGTAATTCAATTCTAGCAATATCCATTGCCTGTTCTTCATTCACAGGGAATGTTGGATTAACTGAAGAACTTCCTTTAATTACGCTAAACTTACCTCTAATATCTAAAACAAGTCTATCAATTCTTGGAAGATAGAATTCATACCCAAGAGTAGATGCCTCACCAGGCGTTACAACTAAAGTTGGATTTCCTGATACTCCACCAACATCTCTACTATCCCAAGCGAATGGAGATGCTGTAGTAGATGTAAATTCAGATACTCTAGGTCTAAAATCTAATGTATCAGATGCTCTAGTACCGTCAGGTAGATGTGGAACATCTTTTGTAAATCTGTTGCTAGAATAAGAATTTGCAGTAAATACATCACCAGTATCATCAGAAGGAACAATATAATAATCAAATACAGCTAAAAGACGATTAGTGGGTTTATAACCATCATTTTTTCTAACTAATCTAGAATAATCAGAAATTGTCTCTCTATGTCCTTTATCTAAATTGAAATGATTTGTAACAACTTGATTATTTCCTTTATTAATTGCTTGAACAGTTGCTTTAATATTAGATTCTTGGAATGTTACCAATTCTCCAATTTGAAAATCATTAGAGTTTAAATAAGCAACTTCTATTCTTGTACTAGATGTTCTATTTGTAATTTGTGCTAATGTACCACTATCAGACCCTAAAATAGCTTCACCAAGAATAGTAGAAGTATCTAAATTTAATCCAGATGGAAAATCTATTGTGTCTAATGTTACAGCATTAGTATCTAATGATTCATATACACCAACAATTTTAACAGCATCAGGAACATTTAAAGAAATTTCTTGATCTTCAACTCTCATACCATAATAAACACTTGTAGTTAATCCGCTAAGAGCAGTTGTAGCAGCAGATACGCAAGTATTAACCTCTACTTTTTTACTTCTTACATATTCCTTTATTTTACTTAAAACCCCTTGTTTTCTAAGTGTAGTATTAACAGTAACATTACTAGTACCATTAGTAGCCAAACCGTTAAAGTTAACTGTTGCACCATCATTTGCAAGAGAAAGTTGATCACTAGTTAATGGTTCAGTAGTATCATTTTCATAATGAATACTATATCTTTCAGCATCATATGGTTGGAAGAAAGAACTTGAAATACCAGTTAGCTGATTTGTGTGTATTTGCATCACACCTCCAGAAACTGACTCTTCAGTTACTTGCCTAGTTACATAAAGTTGTGAATTAGAAAGATCTACTGATGCAACATTTTTATTGTCTAACTTAGCATATAATCCACCTTTCTTTCTAACAATAGGTTTCATGACTTTAAATGGAACATTGTCACAAAACTTTACAGCACCATTATTAACACCAGATACTGATGTCATAGCAGATAGAGTTATGTTTGCACCAGAAGAATCAACTGCACTAACTCTGTTAAATGTTGGGTTTGTATCACCAGGAGGTTGATATTTAATAATATTATCAACTTTGACTTTTGCCGCCCAATTATTACCAGTAGATGTAGATACACCTGTAGTTGCAACAGAAAGAGTATCAGTAAGACTAAATCCTTTAGGAACACTAGGTTCTAAAACAACATCACCAATAAAGTGTGCTTTATATTCACTATTAATTGATGGCGAATCTTGAATAACAGATTTAACATCATCTATACTATAAGCAGCAAATGAATTTAAAACTCTAGTATTATCAGGATCTTCATTAAAAATAACTTTCTCACCAGCAATAAATGTACCAGATGTATTAGTTAAATAAATTGTAGCACCAGTAGTAGAATTGGGATTACCAACATATCCTGTAGCACCACTACTAACACCCCTCACACGCTCTGTTTGAGTTACTGTGACGGATTGATTAAAAGTTAAAAAAGTAAACGTCTGAATGTCATATAAGTACAAATCCCATTTAGAAGCAGCATTTTCATAACTACCGTCAGTAAGATTGAATGTATAAACTCTAGCATTACCTATATGAGCACCACCAGTTGTGTCAACTGCAGCAGTTCTTCTTAGTTTATGTAATTTTACTGTATTACCACTAACATTATTATCAATAATTGGTGTCCCAATAGAATTATTCAATCTAACCAATGTTCCCATTTCAAATGGAACATTTCCACTATCAATTTTTTCTTTATCTCTTGGTTTCTCTACATCTACAACTTTATTTGATTTAGATTCAATATCATATCCTCTAACATATGCTTTACCAGCAGATACACTAACTCCCATCAAATCTCTTGATGGAATATTTCCTTGTGCAGTTTCTTGATTTTCAAAATAAACACCACCATTGGATTGCCTATCATTCAAAGATTCTTTAACATCAACATCATAATGTCCTACAGTATAATCTCCAGACTCTTCAAATGTTCTCTTAGCAAAATAATCTTTAATCAATGAATATTGAGATTTATTTTGAAGTTTTTTAACTTCTCCATTCTCAACTCTTAATAATTCAACAAATGTCTTATCATCATTATCAGTTAAGAGTTTTGTTGATAAAGTTGTTGAAATTTTTAATCTATCTGCACCTGGAGCAGCATAATTAGAAAATCCTTTAGCATTATCATACAAAGAAGAATTTTCTTTTGCTGTGATAATCTCTTCAGAAATTGTTAATCCAACTCTATATGATGGTGTATTGGTATATGGATCTAAAATGATCTTACCTGCTGCAACATCAACAAATGTTCCACGTATAAAATAAACACCAGCACCAATGGCAGCTGCACTACCAGCACCTGTTGCATTATCAGATATAAGAGTTCCTACAGAATCCTCTACATTAACTGCTGTATTTCCATATGTAAATGGAGTTTCTGTAACTAATACCTCACCATCTATTAATGGTGTTGTTTCATTATCAGTACCAGATCTAACATATTTTATAAAAATTGTGGGATCAGTAATTCCTGCAGTACTATCAACATCAAAATACTTATCTACAACAACTACTACTTCAGAATCTTGTCCTCTAAGACGTTTTCCAACTAATTCTTTACCGTAAACAGATACATCTACACCCAAATGATCAGAATTTAGTTTTGCAAACGAATAAAAACTATCATATGAAATATTTCCAGGAATAACCATTGATCCTTCCTTGAAAATATGACTACCAAATGATGTTACCTGATTCTGTAAAATCGATTGTAAGGTAGTTAATTCCCGAGCCTGTACTGGATGTCCTGGCTTAAACAGTACTTTATAGAAATTATTATACTTGTCAAAGTCATCGTAATAAGGACTTATATTAAGATTCGTTTTTTGTGACATTTTACTTTAGAATTCCAGGATGATTTTAACGTCTTCTTTTTGTCGAGAATTTCGTGTGATTTCAGGACGATTATCAATGTAGATAATTTCACCTGAGCCTTTATTTATCTCAGGACTAGCAATGCCATCTGAAAACTCAAGTCCTAGTGAAATAAGTTTAGTTCCAGTAGGATTTGTATTGATTCCACTAAAGTTTCTATCAATAGTTCCAGTAAATCCATCACTACTCAAAATATTATTTACAGTAGCTGGCGAAGACGGATCAGCAGTAAAGAAACTTAGAACATTACCAGAAGTTGAAATACCAGAATGATCCTCATTATCATAACTATTCGGATTTAAAAATAATCCTCTATCTTGAGTATATTTAAGAACCTTAGTTTCTCTATCATAAGAAGAGATATAAGCTTGAGCAGTTCCTTCTGATGTAACTTGTGTGATTATTTGTCCTATTGCTGGTACGGAAACTGTTTCACCACTTACTGAAGAGAACTTAAACGCTCCAAGTGAAGAGAATTGATTCTGTTCAAAGATAGAACTTGCTGTACCAATTGTTGTGGGATTTTTAACTATACCAATTTGTGAAAATTTAGTGTCTGTTGGGAAATCCCTAGTGGAATCATCAAATCTAGCATAAACTAAAATCTTATCTGCACCCAATTCAGTGTAAATATCATTTCCATGTCCTTTTGCTGGAGGAATTATTGGAATTAAATTAGCATTTAGATTTCCAACACCAGTTCCACGTATTGGTCCCAAATCTACTGAAGCAAAGCTATATCCCTTTCCTCCAGCAGAAACCACTGCATTTGTTATATTACCGCTTGAGTTAACATCTACAACTACTTTACCACCACTACCATCACCTAAAATCTTTAATTCCCAAGAACCAGTAGAATATCCTGTTCCCTGTGCATGAATATAAACATGTTTAATTTGATTTTCATTAATAGCAGAATCACCATTATTTCTTACTGATGTTACTTGAGCATCGGTAGAAGTTGCCCAATTAGCAGGTAAGGAGATATAGTCAGTAGAATCAAATTTAATAATATCACTTGGAGTAACAGTAAACAAATACTTCCAAATATATCCATCACCACCATCACCAGCTTTAGAAGGCTCTAAATCCGTAATTGTTGGTTCATTTAGTGATGCATTTCCTGTTGTCGAAATTCCAGAAGAACCATTATCAATACAAACATAAACTTTATAATCACTATTCATCACATAATAGTTTGCATCATATAATCTTGATGAACCAGTAATTGGTGATAGATTATTCAAACTATAATCATGACGATAAATTTCATATTTTGTTCCTCTTGCCCAATTAACTCTTCTTGCTAATCTTCTTACATTGGCAGAAGTAACCTTCTTACCAAAGGACATATTATCTCCAACAAAACCGTAATAATCGAAATTATCTGTAGGATTAGGAGTTGCCGTATCCCATGTATCGGTTGTACCATACCCAGCTCTTTTTGGATTAGATAATCCTACGAAGACATAGTATGAATTAGAAGTATCTGTAACGGAGTCAACAAAATTACCCGCATTTAATATTC